ATGTTGCTGAAGAAAGTGATCCCCGCAATCCTGTTGTTATCCGTATGCGGCCAGGCGCTGGCGGCACAAATCATTACCGTCAGCCGTTTTGAGATCGGGAAAGAGAAGTGGCCGTTTAACCGCGAAGAGGTGATGCTGACCTGCGAGAAAGATGGTGCGATGTTTGCCATCAACCCAAGCACACTGATGCAATACCCGCTGAACGACATCGCTGATCAGTTGTTTAAAAACAAGAAGGTGAAAGCGCAGCCGATCAGCGTGATTCAGGCCGAAGACAAAGCGCATCCGGGCCAGATGATGAGCCTGCAGCCGATTGTTGAGCGCACTCAGGCGCTGTGCGGTAAATAAACCTCCCGGGTGCAGCCTCGCGCTGCGCCCAATCATGGATTTTTGCCGTTGCGATCACAAACTGATCCAGTTCATGGCCCTGAACCCCGCGTTTGCTGGCATTTCCACCGCGCTGTTCTAACCTTAAATTGCAAGGCGACACCGCCTTCATAAATGCCAACTTTTAGCGCACGGCTCCTTGAGAGCCATTTCCCTGGACCGAATATAGGAATCGTATTCGGTCTTTTTTTGGTTGGCATTTTAAAACAGTAACTTACAATATAATCAATCAGTTAAGCCCGATCCTGTTACCTTCTGTTCTACTCTGCTGGACTCTGTGCCGCCACTTTGTCGCCATTTTTCTTCGCCATCAACGCCAGTGGATTGCAGCGAATTGCATCTTCAAGATGGTCGGGCGCGAAGTGCGCATAACGCATCGTCACCCTGATGTCGGAATGCCCGAGAATACGCTGCAGCACGATGATATTTCCCCCGGCCATCATAAAGTGGCTGGCAAAGCTATGGCGCAGTACATGGCTCATCTGGCCTTCTGGTAATTCAACGCCGGCCAGGCGAATGACCCGATAAAACTGGCGATAGCACTCTCCAAAAAAACGGCCTTCTTTGTCTTTTAATTCGTTATAGAGGGCATTGTCGATGGGTACCGAGCGGTTCTTTTTGCCTTTGGTATTAATGAAGGTGATTTTGTTTGGAGACCATTGTGAGGCTTTAAGATTCGCGGCTTCACTCCACCGGCACTCGGTTGAAAGGCAGATTTTGATAATTAGCGTCAGATCAGGATTATCGTGAACTTTGCAGGCGGCAAAAAGCTTTTGTATCTGGGTTTCAGTCAACCATGCCATTTCTTTCTCTGGCTGATCAAACTCCCGTATATTTTTAAGTGGGTTGGGGTAGCTGATTTCGCCAAGCCGTTCCAGCTCATTGAAAAGAGCGCGAAGGAATGCATGTTCACAGTTAATGGTACCCGGTGAGACCTTTAACGATTTATCACTGGTTTTGTATCCGTTTTGTATGAGGCCCTGTAAACGCCTGTCCCGATAATGTGCCCAATCCTTCGAAGTGATAGAGGCAGCAACGGGGTTTCCCATGCCATTGCAAATAATATTGAGTTTGCCGAGTCGGCCTTTTTTGTCACTTAGCGAGCAACCGTGCAGTTTGTACCAGAGTTCGATAAGTTCGCTCAGCTTGCGGCTATCTTCTTTGTCGGCCAGCCAGGGTTTAGCCTTCATTTCGTCCTGAGTGTATTGCTCAAAGGCAATGGCTTCGGCACGAGTCCTGAACTGTCGCCTCACACGTTTACCATCCCTTCCATTGAGATAGCACTCGCAGAGCCACTTACCTGTATTTAATTTCCTTATTGCCATGCAGTCCCACTTGATAAAAGGGGATTGAATTACTGTATATAAAAACAGTATTCAATGTTTGATTACGGCTTTTCAAACATGAAAAAACCCGCTGAGGGGGCTAAATTAATGCAGAAGGGAAGGTTGCTGTTGGCTGGTGTAGAGTGGCACCTTATTGATTTGCCCTGGCGAGACAATCATTCCAGTCACGGTCTCGTGCGTTTTGAATGTGCAGCTGCAATTAATATTCTGGCACTGGTGATAACGTTCTTTTGTTTCTTTTGAAACATAGCGGCTGCTTTTTGCGTGGGCTGCTGTCTGGCATAAAGGGCAGTGCATCATGATGAATATCCTCAACAAGGGCAGGGGAGAGCCACTTAGTTTGAATATGCAAATCGTATTTTGCAAATTACACCCGAATTAAGCCGTTTCCGTTTCCCCCTCTGTTTCTGACTGATATTCAATATCTGAAAGCAGCACTTCAAACTCAAGCGTGGTTGTATATCCTCTGCCGCTCAGGCTATGTGTGACCTTGCTGATAATCCACGGCTGCGCATCGATCACTGATTTAAAGCCGCTCACCCTGACCGGCGTCTCCGGGTACAGGTCGGCACGCCCCATTGCGAGCGTAAGCGAGAACTCAGCGACGCCGCGCTGTAGCTTGTCCCATTTCGCTTTAGCGGCCCGCATCGCGGCCGCTTTCGTCGCATACACGGTCATGCATGCGGTTGCAGTTTGCTGACACGTGAACAGGCAACTGACGGGTAATGATCGTTTTATCTTCCTGTGGCACTATAAAATAGCCATTGTCATAAACGAGGGATTGAGAATGAGTTCAGAAACAGCCGCAAGACAGGAACCCGGACGTTACTACACATTTGAATCAATATTGCCTCAGGGCGTTTTTTTTTGAGATTCGCCCCGGCCATTTGCCCCGAAATGCAAAGCCCGTAACAGATGAAACCAGCGGTATGTGTATCGGTTACACGGTGGCACAGGCTCCGGGCTTATGGCAGATTTATGATGTGCAGGGACATTTTGTCAGGCTGGAAGAAGCGCCGCTTGAAACACCATTGATTGATCCCACTGATATTGCCCTGTTTGGCTTGGGAATTTTTCGTATCCTTCGTACAGGGCGGGTGCTGTTTGAATCAGGGGCACGTGCCGCTGTTTATGCGAAGCTCAGTCACTCCACTATATCCTTTCTGCGCAGCAGACTTAAACTCGGGCTGCATGCACGTAACCTTAAAATGACCGAGACTGCTGCAAAACATATGTATGAACCGAGTCGCTATGTCCCTCTGCAAATTCAGGAAAGAGCGATTCGCTATGGCAGGCGGGTGGCAGATCCCCGCAAAGGTGAAGGTATGTTCAGATATGAGACCAGAATGTTTAAACTACGCTTTAATAAGCAAACAATGGAATATGAGTATAAAGAATACACACTTGAAGTCGTCGTGCGTGAGACAGACTGGACGATATCGCATTTTAAATACATGGATTAACAGACTGGAAAACTTGTATGTTTGATTTGCGCAATGAAGATTTCACATTTGTGATTTCTCCTTTTGAAAGAATCTCAGACGATGAGGCCGACCCGGTTGATCATCTATGGGACTGGATCCAGTCCTGGATTGAGTTCTCTGTTAGCGGCCTTAAAATGCAGTTTCAAACTGAATTTACCATCGGCGAGCTAAAGATTTTAAAGGATGATTTTTTCGCACATTACCAGGCAATTATCACGCAGCGTGAATTAAAACCTTTTAATTTTCGCAGCGAACGTGGCCAGCTCAATATGGTTATCAGAAAAGTTACGGGTAAAGATGGTGTTATAGTGGAGTTTGATATCCGCCCTGAACCACACGCCGACAGCGTTCAGGTTAAAGGTGACTTCAGTCTTAATGAAAGCTACTTTCCTGACATTCTGAAGCGGCTTGATGAAATGATTGAATGGCAGAATTAGGCATGCCTATATTAAAAATTTTCATCTAAACCCTCGTTGTAACGGGGTTTTTTTATCAGGGCTTTTCAGGCCAGTCAATATCTGACGCAGCAATATTAACCGCCTGTACCGCCTGCACGTACTTCATCCAGGCGGTTAACGTGGCTTTATCCGCATCGGTAATGATGCCGAGCAGCAGCTGCGTCTGCCATGCCTGAGTAATACCGTTGGCCTCATTCACGCGCACGCGCCCTGCCTTTTCGCTGGCCGCTGCGTCAAGCAGTGACTGCTGCTGCGCATCGCTGTCAGTTACCCACTTTTCACCGTCCCACTTATCAAACCCGGTTGCCGGGGCCAGCGTTGTGGTGTCCACTGGATAGTCGCCCAGCGCCGGATTTTCAGTGGCGCGCCGCCGGAAACCGGTTAAACCGTTTCGCCGCGATGGTCCGGCACGCTCAGCCAGCTGCCGTCCTGATACACGGCCACCATACCCGACTGCACGGCAGGCGGTGCGGTCAGGCAGGCGCAGGCGGGCAGGCTGACGCCCTGCGGCAGAAATTCCTGCACCGCGCCGGTAAACTCTCCGGTCAGGACGTCATAGCTGTAAACCGTCAGCGTACCGTCGGCTTTTGCCAGCCCGTTTTTATCAAGCGTTGCGTTAGCCATTATGCGGCCCTCACGATGTAGTTAAACGCCACGTTGCGCGGACGACTGTCACCCGCAGTTACCTTAATCGTCTTATAAACCGAATACGGCTCGTCATTAAATGTCTCACCGGCTAACGTGAAGAAATCCATAACGGGTGTTCCGTTCTCATTTGCCAGAACCTTGATAAGATTTGAACTTGCAATAAAACTGCCTGCTGACGCTCCCTGAGTGGAAAGTAAACTGCGACCTGTGTCTGCAGCGCGCTCGTCATCCCAGCCGCGAATAAACTCGCCGCGCAGGTCCGGAAGAATCAGCGAAGGGTATACCTTGGCCAGCTGCGGATAGGTGGCTGCGCTGAATGATGCACCGTTACATTTCAGCCAGCCGGACGGTGCAGAAGCCGCCGGAAAAGGTAACGGCACGCCAACCGGCACGGCAGAACCGTCACCCAGCCCCAGCCCCAGCGCTTTAGCGATAAGACCCGCGTCCTTAATTTCCGCCAGCGCGTTCGCTGTCTGAAGATATTGCGAGTGCGGATTGGTCGCCCCTATATGATCGGCCATTGCCTTATCGGCATACGATTTCACCTCGATCACCGCGTCATCAACATATTTGCGCGTTGCCAGCACCACTGACGGATCAATCTTCAGCGTGACGGCCGTTGTGCTGTTCACGATTAAAATCATGCGCACGGTCTGCGTCCTGCCGCTGCCTTCAGCCAGCTGCGGCTTATAGGTTTCCGGGCAGTTAGCCACGGCAATCAGCACGCCGTCGGCGTCGTACAGGCCGATTTCACGGATCCAGAAGCCGCCCTCACTTTCGGGAATAATCTGCTCGGCGATGATCTGGCTGCTGTTTGCCGCGTCAACGGTCAGCGAATTAAGCTGCGCGCGGCGCTTCTCGCCGATGAGCTTAGTCTGCGCCGCGTCAGGCGTCGGCAGCGTGCCGCCACCATCCCCGACGCCTAATGATGTGATATTCACTTTCGTGCCGAGTGCGGCGGCGTTCGCCAGCTTAGCCGCGCCCTGATTGGTCAGCAGGGCAAAATATTTTGTCGTCATGCGCTCACTTCCGTCAGGTCAATAAGATGCACCGCCACACCGGAATAACCCGGCCCGCCGACGCTGATAAGTTCAGGGGTATAGGGATAAACGGTCAGCTCGTCACCGCTGTAGCTGGCAACGGCAACCGGCAGCGCGCCGTTAGCATCGAGGTTAATCGACAGGCCGATAAGGTGGCGGCTGCAGGGCTTCGCGTCGGCGATCAGGCGCTCCAGCTCGTTATACATTTCCTCGGTAATGCCGGTATCGAGTACGCCCACGTCAAGCCGGAACGTGCCTGGCGCTTCACCGGTTTTCCACCACTCAATGATTCTGATGAGATAGCCCAGCGGCTCAACGATGCGGCGGATAGCACCGATGGTGCCTTTGTGCCTGTGCACGTACTGCGAGGCGGCAACCACGGCGCGCTTTGTTGATTCCGGCCAGGCTGAATCCCAGCGGTCAACTGACCACGCCCACGCCAGATAAGGCAGAAGCGCCACCGGGCAGGCGTAAGGGTTCCACAACTGGCGCAGTGGCACGCTCATCGCGCCGGGGCTTGCCAGCGCCTCAGCGGCAGCAACCTCAAGCGCTGACGAGCCGGTCGGCAGCAGTCGGTCACTCATCAGAGCCTCCCACGGTCAGCGTGTAGCCCGTGCAGTAAGCAGCCTGTGTTTTGTCGAGCACCACATCTGCAGCAGGTTTAATCAGGTTGACGCGCTGCACGCCCTCAACGTGCATGGCGGCATAGAGCGCAGACAGGCGTATGTCACGGCCGAGGCGCTTTTGTGTGCTGACAAAGGCGGCGAGCTTTGCCTCTGAAGCGGCGCGGACTGGCTCCGCCTCCGGCCCCGGATAGAAGTACAGCTCGGCCTCGATTTCGTATTCAACAATCTTCGCTGACTGCACGCTCACCCGGTCGGCAACCGGGCGCACGTCTTCGTCATTGAGCGCAGCGTTAACCACGGCCAGCAGATCGTCGCCCGCCACGCCACTGCCCTCACGCGCGAGCACTGTCACGGTAACAACGGCGGGCGACGTGCTGATGGCCGATGCATCGGCTACGCGGCCGTCGGCGCTTCTGGCGTGATACTCGTATGCACCGGTCGGACCGGCCACGCTCAGCCCTTCAAAGGCGGAGGCGATATCTGATGCATTTTGCGACTCTCAAAGTCAGGGTTGTCGCTCCGCTGGTATCAAGCGATCACGATGCGCACGCTCTGGTCGTTGACGTTGCATGATCTATGCATGTTACCCCTCAGCCTACAGTGACTATCATCGCTACGGCTGATCACTTGCAGAATCCTTTAAATGCAGTTGTACCAACTTTTATTATTGTTACTGTGTCTGGATTTGCCAGCGAGCACATCAAACAAAGGCTCTGCCAGTATATGAAGTTCAACTTACCTCATAAAACGTATTTTGATCGTTACGAAGGCAAGGGGTTGATTTGTAGAAAAATAAATATAGCTTATGGGGTGCTATTTAGTTTGATTAAAATTTAATTTCTCATAAGAACGTTTGTTCTTATAAGCTGTTCAAATTAATAATATACTTCACGAAATGTCAGGTGCAGGCTATGTATTACAGCGAAGCAAAAACCGCAGATATTTTATATGAGATATTGCATAAATGAAGCGTGCTATTCTATGGCTAATTCAGTCTTTTTTCTATTTAGTCCCTGCTGCAGTTATTGTGGCTGGCGTGTATATCTTCATCTGCTTTGTTCCGCAGCATGCGGCACTCCTTAGTTTTGCATGGGTTGTTGTAGTTTCTTATGTGTATATTAAATTTAACCGATGGTATTGATAAAATCCTGACATATTAGTGAGCTTAAAATTTGAGTGGAAAAGCGAACGCAAAATAACCCTACTAGCTTAAGGTGCCCGGCCTTCACCCCAAAACCCACCCCACTCGCAAAAGCAGAAACAACCCTGCCAGCCTCGCACCCAAAGCTTACCTGTCATCTTGTCATCACCGCGGTTTGGCTTATCCTTAAAGCTTCAATCAAAAGGAGCATCGTTTATGAAAGCGGCAATTGCTAACAGTGAACACAAGGTTGAAGTGGTTGAGAAGACGCTACGTCCTCTCAAAACGGGCGAAGCACGGCTCAGGATGGAATGCTGTGGCGTATGCCATACCGATCTGCATGTGAAGAACGGTGATTTTGGTGATAAAACCGGCGTGACGCTGGGCCATGAAGGTATCGGTATTGTTGAGGAAGTCGCGCCAGATGTGACCTCACTCAAGCCAGGCGATCGTGCCAGCGTGGCGTGGTTCTTTAAGGGCTGCGGTCACTGCCAATACTGCAACTCCGGTAACGAAACGCTCTGCAGAGAGGTCGTTAATGCCGGTTATACCGTCGATGGCGGCATGGCTGAAGAGTGTATCGTCGTTGCAGACTATTCGGTCAAAGTCCCCGACGGGCTCGATCCTTACGCCGCCAGTAGTGTCACCTGCGCTGGTGTCACCACCTACAAAGCGGTGAAAGTGTCAGAGGTAAAACCGGGTCAGTGGCTGGCGATTTACGGTCTTGGAGGGCTGGGAAATCTCGCCCTGCAGTATGCAAAAAATGTCTTTAACGCCAAAGTGATCGCGGTTGACGTGAGTGATGGGCAACTGGCACTGGCGAAAGAGATGGGTGCCGACCTGGTCGTAAACTCGGCCAGCGAAGATGCGGCTCGCTTTATTCAGGAGCAAACCGGTGGGGCGCATGCGGCTGTGGTAACGGCGGTTGCCAAAGCGGCGTTTAACTCTGCTGTTGATGCGGTCAGGGCCGGTGGTCGGGTGGTGGCTGTCGGACTGCCGCCGGAAGCGATGAGCCTGAATATCCCGCGACTGGTGCTTGATGGCATCCAGGTGGTGGGATCGCTGGTCGGAACGCGCAACGATCTGGCGGAAGCTTTCCAGTTTGCGGCAGAAGGCAAGGTGGTGCCGAAGGTAACTAAAAGGAAGATTGGTGAGGTCAATGACATCTTCGATGAGATGATTCACGGCAAAATCCGCGGCAGGATGGTGATCGACTTTACCGGTCAGTCTGCCAGTTAGGACCCAACTGATCGTCACTAAGGCCCGCGCATTGCGGGCTTTTTTATGCCTGCAGCGTCTGGTCCTGCCACGTGAAAGCCTTAACGCGTATTCTCCACAAACATTAATAAGCGAGGCTTTATGTTTCATTATGTGATTTTCACTTGCACTTTACCGGTAACATTATAGTTTATGAGGTGAGGTTTTGATTACACACAACCGAAGGAGGGTTATTTATGCCGAAGCATCACTTACTTAAATCCATTGAAATTGCTGCAATTGTACTGTTTGTCCTGATACTGGCGTATCTGGCTGTGACCGGCCTGATGTCATCAATAGGCATGGATCACGCCTGGCCTTATCCCACTAAGTAACTGAGTGCCGCACCAGGGAAACTATAAATAATATAAATAGAAAATGACTCTCACACAGGGCAGAAAAAACCCCGCTATCGCGAGGTTAATCAGAGGTTACACCAGACTTACCGACAGCAGCGTCAGTTCTTCAGTTTCCAGCGACAGGCTTTTTTTGGTTTCAAACATAAAGGTTTCAAGCGCCTCCTCAACATTGTCACCCTCAATAAAGGCGTGCGTCGTGACATGATTTTCACCTTTTGGCTTAATCACGTAGGAAACAAACCACTTCTTCTTTTCCAT